GCAAATCCCCCGTAACCCCGTCACTTACAGTATCGCGCGTCCGTCACCTCATACAGGTTCCTGAACCTCGTCACGCTCCCCATGCCTTCCGGCCGAATCCGCTGCATCGCCTGGTAAAAGCTGGTCTGATAAAACTGCGCCCGGCTCTGCTTGGCCAGATTGCCGCTGGACAGGTGCCGGTAGCAGATGTAGTCCGCCAGCGCCGCATGCGCGTATTCCGGCAGCTGCGGTTCGTCCTTCCCGTCCTCCAGCGGGTAAAACGCCACCTCGCAGACCGCCCGCAGCGTCTGCCCCGCCAGATCGTCCCGCCAGACGTGAAAGCAGCGCCCGCACGGGTCAAGGTCAAAGCCAATGTCAAACCCGTTTTCGTCCCGCAGCTCGATGACCCGCACGACCGTCAGCCCCGGCACGGGCGCGTTTCCTTCCTCGTCCACCTCGGTGTAAAAAATCCGCCTCGGTTTCAGGTATTCGCGAACCGCGATGTCGTAGCCCATATTCGCATACACCCTGAAACTCTCTTCGTATTCGCTCACGTCCTCCGCGTCTTCGTCCAACTGGCGAAGCGCCTGCGCGATGATCTGGCTCAGCGTCACGTCGTCACATCTCCCCGCAGCTCTTCAAAATCTCCGCCACCGCCGCGGGCATCTGGCATTCCTTCCCGCGCAGGAAGTAAAAACTCACGCCGTTCAGCCCGGCGAAAACCACGTCGTCCCTGCTGCCCGGCGTCAGCGGCAGCGTCACCTTCATCACCTCGCCGTCCGCGCAGCCCGCCTCCGCCATCATCCTGCGCAGATTCTTCTGCGTCTTTTCGCATTTGCCCATCAGCATCGCGCTCGTCTTCTTCATCGTCGCCGTCGTGTTGATATTCGCCATTCTCTTTTCCTCCAATCTGTTGTACAAGCATTTCCGTTCTTTTGCTCTTTCTCAAGGCTTTTTCAAACGCAGTCCCTGCCTCCCTCTTTGAGGGAGGGGGAACTTCGTGAGCGTTGGAAGCCGTTACGCGCTGAACCCGCACTCGATCCGCACCGCGTATTCCGGCTGCAACAGCTTCGCGCCAAAGCCGTCCATCTTCCAGCCGACCGTGGAAATCTGGTCGAGCGGGTCGGCCGTGCCCGCGCTGCCCGCAGGCTTCACAATCACGCGCGGCTTGGCGCCCTTCAGGCTCGTCACGCCGTAAGCGTACTGGCCCAGCACAATCACGCTCGCCACGTCCGCGCCGCTCGCGCCCGCGCCTTCAAATACCTTCGCTTCGGTCGTCTCCACCAGCCGCACGCCGAACAGGCGGCCGACTTCGCCCGTGTAGATGTTCTCCTTGTCCTGATACTGGCTCACCTTCACAAAGGCGTCGTCTTCCTGCAAGTCGTACATCGTGTCCGGGCCGATAATCGCGACGTAGTACCCGCCAAACGTCTGCGCGTGGTTCTTCTTGAGCGCCTTCACCGCCTTGCGCAGCTCCTTGCTCGTCAGCTTGTCCGCCGCCGTCAGGCTCGCGCGGCTCGTCTTGCCGTTTGCGTAGATCACGTTTGCGCACTTCGCCAGCTCCTCGCGCACCACCGCGTCGATGCTTCGCGCGCCCGCGTCGCCGAAGAGCTTCGTGCGGCGCATGATATCCATATCCAGGTGCGTCAAATCCAGCTTGTCCGTGCATCGCGCATATTCGCCGTACTGCTGGAGCTGCACCGTCACCTCGGTTTCCGCCAGCATCACGCTCTCGCCCGGATCGCCCTCGCTGAGCGCCTTCGTGTTCGTCTCCAGCGGAATCAGCTTGCGCATGTTCATCACCAGGCCGCTGTGCGGCGGCATGCGGTGCTCGTCGCCAAACTGCAAGTGAACCAGATTCGGTTCAAACGTCCGCAGCAGTTCGCGGTTGTAGTAGGTCTGCATGCCCGCGCTCAGGCCGCTGCTCGTCGTCATGTTCGTGTCCGTATTCGTGTAAGCCATGTTTTTCCTCCTCAAATTTTCTCGTTCTGTCTGTGCGGAATCCAGTCGTCCGCCCCCTGAACCCCTTCGGGTTCACGTTTCAAGCTTTGAAAATAACCCCCCCACCGTTTCAGAAAGGGTTACGTGGTTTCCGGCGGAGCGTCGTCACTCCATCCTCACCTTTTTCCCCGCCATCATCGCTTCCTGAGCCCGCTTGGAAAATGCCGCGAACTCCCTGTCGCTCATCTGCTCGATGGCGCTGCCCAGCCGCACCGCGCCCGCCGCCGTCGTCCGCGCAATCGGCACGTTCCCCTTTCGCGCCGCCGCCGTCTCCAGCATGCGCTTCAAGTACCCGCAGGCCGCGCGCACAACGCCGTGCCCGCTCGCGATCTCCCGCTTCACGCCTTCGTCCTGCGTCATCGCGTCCAGTTCGCCCGTCGTCCAGCCGTCCTCAAACAGCTCGCCCAGCCCCTGCCGCAGCGCCGCAACCAGCTCGTCGTTTTCCTCCGCCTGCTGCTGTTCCACCTCGCCGGTCAGGTTTTCTTCCAGCTCGTCCACGCCGATCTCCTCATTGGGCACAATCATCACGTTTTCTTCCATCTTTTTTTCTCCTTTCATTCTCCTGCCTCCCGCATCGCCCTCAGCACCCCGTCCTTGTTCCGATAGCCCTCCATCAACCGAATCACGGTCTCCGGCGGCAGCGGCGTCCCCGCGTCCGCACAGATCTTAACCGCCTGCATCAGGAATTCGTTGTCCGTCTGAATCTGGTTCGGGTTGCCTCTCTGCACCTGCACGCGCACCGTGTAAGCCGGCCGCGGCAGCGCGCCGCCGCGCCTGTCCGGCGCAACCAGTTCGATGATCCGCTCCCGCATCCCGCCGCTTGAGTTCCATCCGCCGATGATCCGCATCTTGCGCCCCGGCTCCATGTATTCGCTCAGCACCCAGAGAATCTGCTCGACCATCTTTCGGAATGCGTCCTTGAATCGTTCGCTGTGCCATCGCGTGATCTTGCCGCCCGCCTCCTGTAAGTAGTGGATGGCCGTGCCTGCCGTCACGTTCAGGCCGCCTTCGCCGCGTGTGAACTGGTTCTGTCCGCAGTCCTGCTTCATCGTGTCGGCCAGATAGCGCATCATCTCGTAAACCTGCCCGTTGATCGGCTCAGCCTGCACCGTCTGCATCACCTCGCGGATGTCGTTGCCCTCCCACTCGATGATGGTCTTGCGCATGTCGGCCACGTCGTCCGGGTTCACGCCGCTTCCCCTTCGGATGAAGTGCCGCTGCACGCTGCTCTCCCGCGCGTTGTCGTCGATGTACTTGGCGTATCGGTCGATCGCCGTCTGCGTGTCGTAGTAGTCGTGAATCAGCCCCGTGCCGAACGGCTTTCGCCACGCGTCGCGGTATTTGTAGAGCACGAACGGATATTCTCCGTGCGCATACAGCCCTTCGGGATACGTCCGCTCCGCGCCGTAACCCGTTTCCGTGCTGAACAGCAGCGCCCGCCCCGCGACCTGAGCCATGTGAACGTGCGTCCGCTTCGTCTCCGCGTCGTATTGCTTGTACCAGAATTCCAGCAGCGTCACCCGCGTGTCTCCTTCCGGTGTCTGCCTGTCGTCCGCTTCCTCCTTCGCGTATTCGTCGCCCGTCACATAGCCTTTCGCCTGTGGATAGTGCTGCTCCACCCAGGCCACGCTTGTGCGCGTCGCCTTGAAGCAGCCCCGCCCATCCTGCATGTCCTCGTACATCGGATCGGGGTAAAAGTCTTCCGGGTGCCACGCCAGCACGTTGACCATGCCTTCGCCGTCTTCCATGTCTTCGTCCCAGAAAACCTGCGCCACCCCCGTACCCGTCACGATGGCGTCCTCCATCAGCGTCTGATACTTGCCCGGCCATCCCGCGCGGTAAAGTACAAAGCTCACCACGTCGTCCATCTCTTCGGCGCTTCTCGCCGTCTCTTCCCGTTCCGGCAGCATCACCGCCTCCGGCAGGTTGTCCATCTGATCGGCGATCATGTTGTCCACGCAGCTTCCCAGCGTGTTGCCTGTCGGCGCGGTTCGGCTCTGTTCGTCCGGCCTCCGCGCCCGCAGCATGCGCGCTCTGCGCATCTGCTCGTGTTCTTCGCTCAGCTGGTCGTAAAAGCAGTCAAACAGCGCATAAATCCGCGCCACCAGTGCCCTTTCCGTCATGGAAATCGGCTGGCTTTCCGCCGCATCCCAGCGCCGCCCGGCCTCCCGCCTGTCGCCTGCCTCGTTCATGCCCATCTCCTCCTTTCACTTCAAAATCTTCTTTTCATCTCTAACGCCCCTTATGCCAAAAGCCTCCCTCTTAGAGGGACGTTCCTGCATCGTCGCCGCCTGTGGCGGATTCAGACGATGTAGAACGCCGAAGGTTGTCAGCGAAGCTGACGGAAGGAGTCCTTCCGCGCCCTCGGCGCAATCGGCCTTGACATCAGAAAATACCGCGTCTCGTCGTAAATGTGATCTTCCCCCGCGGTGTCGATGTCCTCCGGCTTCCGCGCGTCGTAGACCAGCGCCGGAATGGTTCTCCTAAAGTCCCTGCAATTCTCGAAAACGTAGAGCATCGGCCGCCCTTCTTCGTCAAATTTCAGGCGCTCGTGCAGCTGCATCTTGCCCGGCAGCCGCGTGTTGTCCCCCTTCATGAAGATCACGCCGCTGAATACCTTCCGAATCTGCTCTTCCACGCTCAGCCCCCGGCTTCTGTCCCAAATCGCGGGGTCGGCAATGCCGCTGACGTGTATGCCCTCCTGAAACTCCGGCTCCATCAGATCGGCCAGCCGCCGCGCAATCTCGCCGGGCGGACAGGTCACGCCGACGTTCGCTTCCCCCGGCACGCAGCCGTAAAGCTCCTTGTACCGGTAGACCCGCCCCTCTTCGTCCACCGCCCAAACGCCAAAAGAAAAAGGCCGCGTGTATC